CTCTCTGATATGATTTTAAATATTCCTTTTTCTTTTCATTTTCTTCCTGCAATCTCCTGTCCATCGGTACCGCCTCCTGCTTTCAGTCGTTCCAGTTCCCAATATGTAGGGGATCTGGTTATGCCGTTTGGTAACTGTAATTGCACTACATGGGGATATAATGCTTTTATTCTGGCTTTCACCTTTTTGGTGATGATCTTCCCGTCACCAGAAGCATAACTAGTTTGTATGATCTGAATAACATCCCCTCTTTTGATTCCATGCTTCTCTTCCAGCTGCTTCTGCTGCCGCTCCCATTTCTCAGCTTCAGCTATCGCATATTCAGCTGTGGGATCCTTGTATTTTTCTTTATTCATTTTACACCTCTGTTTTTAATCATGCAGGAGCCAGGCAATCACACCGAAGGCTCCGATCAGCACGCCAACACCCATTGCAACGATTACATCTATCATTTATTTCACCACCCTCTTATACATCTTTTAAGAGCTTCTGGATCATTCTTTTCATATAAGCCACAACTCGATACCGTGTGGTTGACTTAATCCTGGCTGTGGTCTACATCTTGGACACTCCGGGCAATCTATGTATTCTTTGTTTCCGATCTTACTCATCTGTTACTTTCTTCCATCCTGGCGAATGCTTCTAAGCATATCTTCAATCCCTTGTTCATAGCCTTCATAGAAACTATTAGCTCTTTCTATTTCCCTGCACTTTTTTCTTCCAGCTGCCGCCTGGAGGTTATCCGCAATTTTCTCGATTTCTTTGTATGTCTCTTTTTCCATTGTCTCACCTCGTTCTGAGGAACCTGGCCAGCATACTGTCTCTCCAGTCTGTTGCCTGTTCTGATTCCCATTTATTACAGCCATAATTGTCTGTGATCCAGATTCCTTTCTTTTCACAGAGGAAATCGTCATTGTGTCTGCAAGTCTTACAGGTTTTGTCTTTCACCTTTTCTTCCCAGTCAAATTTCTGTCCACATTTCAAGCAATACTTTGTAACTTCTTTTCCTGCAAAGAGTTGCTTGCAGGATGGACAACGGTATATAGTTGTATATCCTGTGTTGCACTCTATTTCAGGCTTTTTCGGCGGGCTTTCCCAGCCTTGGTTTAAATGGTTCCATTCTTCTTTTGCTTCCCTTGTCCAAGGTAAATCCTTACTTGTCCAATGGCACGCTTTGCATTGGAGGAACATCTTCCCATTCATTGCATCCCAGACTCTCATGTCATTCTTACCGCATTTCTGGCATTTTTTCTGCATTTTCCATCACCCCCAGTCCTGCAATCCGCTGTCATTTCCTCTTATCCCATTATGCATTGCTGTAGTTCGTCCATTGATACCATAGGCCTCAACCAAACCTTTGTGATATCCATTACGGTATTTGATTATCCTCTGCCCTTCTTCAGCAGTTTCTGCCGAACCAGATCGTATTCCAGGAGCAGGTTCCGGTCTTTGTTTCTGCTGAGTGTCCGGTCTGCGGCTCTTAGATAGTATCTGCCGTTTATCAGTCTTCCCTCGGCTGCGGCACCGTACAGACTCCCGACTGTCCGATTCAGCCTTTTGGATGCTTCCTTTATGGTTACAGCCTCTTCTGGCTCTTCTGTTATGTTTTCTGTAATCTCATATAATGTCATAGCCAGTTTCTCCCGAATATCTTCCGGAACTGTTCCCTGCTGCCAATCTGGCTCTCAAAGGCTTCCTGTCCCAGTCTGTGAAGCTCATCCATTACCGCCTGGTCTTTATGTACTGCATGTGCTCCGAACTGGTGGCATTCCAGGCACAGGTCTACTTTTAATCCATATTGTTCGGATAATGTTCGGTTAGGTCCGCCAAAAATATGATGCTCTTCGGTCTGTGTGTACCGTCCGCACAGATAACATCTTCCTTTCCGGCTTCCAAGAATGCTTGCCGGATGGGACATCTTTTTTTTCTTCGTTTCTTCTTTTGGAAATTTAAGTCCGCTCATATTTTTCCTTCTTTCATCTTGTCCGAGTCGGACATTAACTAAATGGCAGTTCCTCTTCAATTCCATCCGGGATATTCATGAAACCATCAGGTCCCACATCTGGTGATTGTTGTGGAACATTCTGCTGACTGCTGCCAGATCCAGAGCCTTTGCTTTCTGCAAATTCCTGTTCTTCCACAACAACCTCTGTCGTATAAACTTTCTGCCCATCACGGTTGGTATAACTTCCGGTCTGAATACGGCCTTCGATTGTAATCTTCAATCCTTTTCGGAAGTATTTCTCCGCGAACTCGGCAGATCTTCCAAACACTACACAATTAATAAAATCTGCAGTTGCATCTCCATCTTTTCTGATCTTCCTATCTACTGCCAGTGTGTATCTGGCAATTGCAAATGAATTTTTCCCTGGGGTGTATCTCACCTCTGGATCTCTGGTAAGACGCCCCATTAAAATTACTTTGTTCATCTCTTATCGCTCTCCTTCCATATTGCGTTCGCCTCTTTTTTGCAATCTCTTTCCATGTAATAGTCATACAGGAACTCTTTCTGTGCCTTTGTGTACTCTCTGGTGATGTCCCTTGTTGGAATTGCGATTCCCTGCTGTGGATTGTGCAGAAGCACCCATCCTCTTCTGACCAGATAGTCCGCCGCTCCGATAACATCCGGGGAATTTTTCACCATTCCTGATGCGTTGATCTCCACCATCGCCGCAAACCGTTCCTCTTGTGTCAGGTTCTTGTCCAGATAGTCGTTCGCCCATTCCTGATGATCTCCCCACTCTACTGCATGGAAGGTTCCGTTCGGTTCTAACCATCCATAATCCTCTGTGGTATGTTCTTCTTCATCCATCATTCGTGCCATGAAGCTGTCGAGTGCATCCTGCTGTCTATCCTCCGCAGTCTCTTCTCCGAGTTTCTTTCGGATTTCTCTCTGTGTACTTTCCGATATGTGATCCATTGCAACGTCCCACCGTTCAATCATCCTCCGCAGGTCTTTCTCTATTTTCTTTCGTCTTTCGATTTCTTTCCAGATGTTCATTCTCTGCGGCATCTGCTCTTCTTCTCCCGGTTCGTATATTTCAAGATGATATGTCCCTGCTGCCGCGCTCCCCTTCAGAGCAGCGCGACCAAGCAGAATGTCCTCAGCATATCTCCTTATCTGCGCCTCTGGTTTATCTGTTCCAGTCATGCTATCCATGAGAATTTCTATTATGGTCTCATAACTTTTCTCGCCTGTGTAAAACCATTCCCTTGTAATTTCCGTAATAAATTCTCCATTAATATCAAATACCAAATTACCCTCTTTCATTTTTCTTCCCTTTCATTTGTTACAAATTCCTTAATCTTCCTTATACGGTTTCGGAAGTGGCATCCAGGCATTGACATACAAATCATGTTCAACAAAACTCTCGTCTTCGTCACCAACTCTGAATGTTCCGCCGTCATCATCGTCAACTGTATATCTTCCAATCATTGGTAGTGAAAAGTTAAAAAACGATACCAGAATGTGTTTGTCCGGGTCTGGTAATCTCTCGTCTATCGGAATCCAGTTAGTAGATTTTAAACGCTTAATAGCTTTTTTCTGTTCCTCTTCTGTCTCGCAGTGTATTACAATATCATATGTATCATCGTATGCACTAAATGAACCGTCTTCATTATGTACAAGTGTCATTCCGTCGCTCATTCCTTACCCCTCCTTATACGGCTTTGGAAGTGACATCCAGGCCATAATATCAATCCAATCATAACCGCCGTCGAGATAATATCCATTGGAATCAATGAAGCACGTATCTTGCCATGTTGTTTCTCCGTTAGTAACCAATATTTCTTGTCCGTCATCTGGCATTTTGCAGTCAAGCATATATTGTATGTCTTTTGAAAGGAATTCTTCTGCACGTTCTTTTTCTGATATCTGATGATATTTTACCGGAATCCAACCGTTTTCTTTCTCATCCTCTTCCAGATCATCCAGAAGACTATTTACGATATCCAGCGAACTCCCCGGCAATCCTTCCTTGTACATCGTCTTTTTCTGCAGTTCCTGTTTATACTGCAGTAATCTTTCTTTTATCCTACTTACCATCTTGCTTACCTCATCTTTATAATTTCTTTCTTATGTGCGTCTAATTCGTTTATTTCGTTTTTATACTCTTTCACAGTATCACCTCTGCATCTGATGGCATTTTAAAGATTTTGATCTTTTCTGGATGCTGAGCTGCAACCTGTATGGCACAGAGGGCACGAACAGCCTTTGGCTCTGTGCTATATTCTCCCAGGATAGTTCCTTTCTTTTTGTCTTTGGTGTGTGCCAGTATCTGATATGAGCCGGTTGGTGTGAGAACTGTAGTCACTTCTTTTTCAGTCATATCTATCAGCTGATTTCTCAGTGTTCGGATTTTCATTTCTGTACTTTTCTCCTGGTATGATGTAGTCATAGACCAATAAGGTCATCCACATCATATTCTCTAATCTATATCCTGGTTGGTAAGAGGATTCTCCTCCATAATCACTCCAAC